AAAGCGGAACCAATTCTTCGGCGTGCCGGAGGGCGCGGACGGCTTTTCGGACTGCTCGAGCGCGGTGCGGGCGTGCATCGAACGGGCGGCGGGGATCGATATCGGCAGGAATACGGACAGGCAGATCCGTAACCTGCTGGCCGGCAGGGGCAAGCTGATCGACGCGGGCAGCGGCGGCAGAAAATATCCTGACGAAACGCTGCTCAAACCGGGCGACTGCATCTATTTCCGGGGCAACACAAGCCACGTCAAAAACGTGGGTCATGTGGAGATGTACACGGGGCCGAACGAATGCTGGGGGCACGGCAGCGGGACAGGGCCGAACAGGCACGATCTGAAAGCCTACTGTGACTACAGGGCCAAAGAGGCGCGGACGATCTATCTGTGCGCGGTGCGCTGGATCCCGGACGATGAAGCCGCACCCGAACCTGACCTGAATGCGTATCAGACGGTGACGGGCGGCGAATGGCCGGTATATAAGGAGCTTCCCAAGGAGCCGGATACGGTCGGCGTGGTCAATGCGGGCGACGAGGTGCGCGTGTACGGAGAGAAGGACGGGTATGTCGGGGTCAAGACTGCGGACGGGACGAAAGGGTTTGTCCGGAAAGAGGCGTTTGAGAGCGCCGCGGAAACCGAAAACGACTGACGAAGGAGGCGAGTCCGTTGAACGGTCTCGGCAAGAAAATCGTAGATTGTGTGATATCGTGGGCGGTCCCCGTTGCCTGCGCCGGGCTGATCGCCCTTTGGGGACGGCTGCCGGAGGATATGCGGCATTACTGGCCTGTTGCCGCGGAGGGATTGATGTGCGTGTGGTCGATCGCCATTGCGCTGCAGAACCGGCATGAGATCCGCAAGATTCACAAGATCCACGAGAATGCGGAAGCGAAGGAAGCGGCGAGGCAGGCCGTGGACGAGAGTGTTGCAAAGGCTTTCCGCGCGATGCTGGATGACGACATGGGCAATTTATATGCAGCCTGTGTGGCAAAGGGCTACACGACGGAGGACGAGCGCAGGAGATATGAAAGGCTGGACGCCGCGTATGAGGGCGTGCACGGGAACGGAGAGGCCAAACGCCGGAAGCCGCGATTCTTCGCGCTGCCGGACGAGGAAGAATGGAACGCAAGACAGAACCGACAGGAAAGAGAGGAATGATAAAATGAAGAAGACGAAGATTTGCGCGACGGTTTGCTTGATTTGTATGCTGCTGATGTGCTGCGCGGCTCTGGCCGAGACGGAGGCGCCGGTGCAGATTGCGCCGGTGATGATCGATCTGAGCGGCCTTGTGCAGGCGGTGATCTCGGTGGCGGCGCTGCTGATTGCGCGGAAACTGATCCCCTGGATCAAGAGCAAGACAACGGTGGAACAGCAGGTGAGCCTTGGGATTATGGTGAGGACTCTTGTTTTTGCGGCTGAACAGATTTATGGCGGCGGCAACGGCGCGGAAAAGATGGATTATGTGAAGAGGGAAATGGAAGCGCGCGGATACACGTTTGACCGGGCAGTAATTGAGGCCGAGGTCAAGAAGATGAGCACGGAAGTGCTTGGCGCTGTGAGCGTCAAGGAGGGCAACTAAGCTGCGCGGCGATCCTTTTCCCGGAATCGGGACTGCGGAGATGGAGCGCAGGATATCTGACGCGCGCCTTGGCAAGACAAACACGGCGATTGCGAGGATGCGGCTGATCGACCGGATGGACTATGTGGATATCGGCGCGGAGGTCGGATATGACCGAACTACGGTATCCAGAAGGATGAGGAACATCATCGATACTCTCAGTGGGGGCGGTTAATCCGCCCCCACTTCTTTTTTTATATAAAAAAACACCCCGGAGTATATGCTCTGGGGTGTTTTTTTCTTTATGGCATTCGAATGACATACAGGTTGTCTTTGGAAGAATTATAAAAGGGATCGTTGTTCGCATAGTGGAAAATGCGATTTGCAACAATATCGGCGGCGCGTACAAGCACTGTGCTTTTAGAATCTCGATATTGAACAGACACAGATTCGAGATTTGGAAACAGCGGCGGATGGAAAGTTTGCCATGTCGGATTGAATTGCCCTGTTTTGAACTCCTGTTCGATAGACTCGCAAAGCTCGTAGCGGCCATTGGTCGCCGTTGTATGCTCATCAACATAGAAGTAAAGATTTTTTACGTTTTCTGGATCGATCCGTCCTTCTTTTATCAAGGCTTCCAAACATCTCTTCACGCTGATTTTGTATGCGTAGTCAAGATAACGCTGCTTATGCTTGGGCGTTGTCCAAATGTAAGAGTTGATCTTGTCGAGTTCTATCACGACTCCGAATTTTATGGCATTGTTCATGGAACGAAAGAGAGAACCTTTTGCTTTGTTGGATATGCAATTCGCTTTCGCTTCGTCCTTAGAGTTCATACCACTGTTTTGCTTGACTACGTTTTCGGCGTGTATGTACTTCCTGGCAGCAATATCGCGATTGCTTTTGTCGAGAAATATGACTCCGCCAAATACGAAATAGCGATAGTGGACGTGATCGAAAACTCCGGATTCATCGGAGTAGATGAATATATTCATAGTGTTTCCGCCTTTGTATAAAAAAAGCCGCTTTTCAGCGGCCCCGTGGCCGGCGACAACACATGCCGCTTAAACTTTCGTTCGGTAACACGGGTATACAGCCGAGCAATGCTCCCTGCACCTTTATTATATGCTACTAAGCAATAAAAAGCAATGGTATTTTTTGAAAAAATTACGATGCGTGGCTCGATGAGAAGTATAGGTCATGTTTTGCCCGTAAATGCACATGAACGCCCGTAAACGCCCACGCCAAATCGGGAAAAATGAGATGATTGGGCTGCAAGGGAGAGTGATGCGAATGCCGTATGGATTTGATGGATATCAGCAGATGCAGCAGCCAGGCTATTTCAACACCAACTACCGACCGCCCATGCAGACGATGCAGCCGCCGCAGCCGCAGCCAATGACCAACGTCAGCTGGATATATGTGAACGGGCTGAACGGCGCGCGCGACCACATCGTGCAGCCTGGGCAGACGGCATGGATGATGGACAACAACGACCCGATCATCTATGTGAAATCGGTGGACAACATGGGCAGCGCCAGTCTGCGCGCGTTTGCCCTGCAGGAAATTCAGCCCGGCGCGCAGGCGCAGGAACATGCACAGGCGCCGCAGATCGACACGAGCATGTTTGCCACGAGGGAAGACATCGCCCGGGTCGAGGGAAAGGTGGACAAATTGATCAGCGATTTCGGAGGTGTTAATGCGTGAGTAATCCTCTCAAAAGTATGATGCCGCAGCAGATGATGCAAGGCGGCGGGAACCCGATATTCGGCCAGATCAGACAGTTTGCCGGAATGATCGGCAACAGGAATCCGAAACAGATGGCAATGAATCTGGCCAAACAGCGCGGAATAGGCGACGCGCAGATGCAGCAGCTTATGCAGGAAGCGCAGCAGATTGCCCGGCAGATGGGCATGATGGAATAGGTGACAGCAGGCGAGTGCACGCGCCTGATGGCATAAAAAATTTGAAAGCTATGGAGGCGATATGATGGGTGAAAATATGGGCATGAGTCCTGCCGACATGAGGGCGGTAATGGACGGCAACTATAACAACGACGGCTGCGGCTGGGGCGGCGGCTTTATCTGGATCATCGTGCTGTTTGCACTGATGTTCGGCGGCGGCGGTTTCGGTTTCGGCGGCTGGGGCCGCAACGGCGCGGGCCTGACGCAGGTGGAGCTCCAGCAGGGCTTTGATACTGCCGAAGTGACGCGCAAACTGGACGGCCTTTCCTACGGTCTGGCTGACGGCTTCTATGCCGTGAACAACACCGTGCAGCAGGGCTTTTTCGGCACGCAGCGTGATATCCTGACCGGTTTTGCGGATATGGGCTACAGGATCGCCGAGAATCGCTTTGCGGCCCAGCAGTGCTGCTGCGAGACCAACCGCAATATCGACCACGTCCGCTATGACGCGCAGAAGAACACCGGCGATATCACGACCGCGATCCACGCGGAAGGAGAAGCCACCCGTGCGCTGCTTGTCCAGCAGGAGAACCAGAGGCTGCGTGACGAGCTTGGTCAGGCGAGGGATGCGATTGGCAACTACCATCAGAGCCAGTACATCCTCGGTCAGATTGGCCGTTACTACACCAATCCTCCGTGCGCTGGCCCGGTGCAGTACGTTCAGCAGCGTGACTGCTCCCCGTGCGGCAACTACTGATCGCCCATTGAGGGCTGAGAGATTCGGGGCGGCTTCTTAGCCGCCCTTTGAGATGAGGTGAAAATATGAGCAAATGCTGCGGAAATATTTGCGGGCTGTGCCCGAGGCTGATCATCAGCGATTCTGTGACCTTTACCGGCGGAAACCTTCTGATCGATCTGCCGGCGGGATCTTATGCGAGGAACGGCAAATACTGCATAGTTGTCGCACAGGCGATCCCCACGACCACTACCATTGACGCGCCGGTCTATATCACCATTGGTGGCGACGCGACGGTGCTCTATCCGCTTGACCAGTGCGACTGCACGCAGGTTACGGCATGCGGAATCAAAACCCGCACGCGTTATACCGTCTGTGTCGAAACCACGGCAACGGGCGGAACGTTCCGCGTGCTTGGCCGACTGTGCAACGGACGCAACAACGAGCTGCGCTCTCTTCCTGCTCCTGCGGCGGCTGCCGCTCCGGCAGGTGATGGTGCATGAGATCGATAAAAAACGTATCGCGTGATATCGAGGGCAACATCCGGGAGGCGCGCGAGAAAATCGCAAAGGCCTATCAGATGATGGAGAGCAACCGGGCATATGCCGACTGGCAGCGCGACATGGCGATGGGCCATCTGGCGTTCAACACCAAGGGCCACGAGATTGTCAAAAAGATGATCGCTGATATCGCCGGCAGCACGGATCCGCTTGCACCTGGCATGCGCGCGATGTTTGAAGACATCCATGCGGATATGATGCGCGAGACCGCCGAAGTTAAGGCGATGATAGACGCCTATGGGAAATGAACATAGAAAAAGCCCGGATGACCGGGCTTTTTCTTATGCGGCAATGGCTTCGCGAGATACAACCGTTGTGAACGTGACAGGCTCCGTACCTGGGGAGCCAACCGATTCACAACCGTCAGTGGTGTTTTCATCACTGGCGGTTGTTTTTTTGACCTGCCAGACAATCTCAACCTTAGTATCATAGACGACGACTTCTTTGACGTAATGAAGCACGATTTCCTTGAGGGCTTCCGGGTCATCGTCAAGGCGTGCGGAGTCAACAGAAAGACGTTCAAGCACATCTTCCTTGGTGATCGGTTCCGGGCCTGCCTCTGTTTCGATGCGGTGCTCGATCTCCTTGAGACGGGCTTCGTTGTCGCGGAGAGTGTCGACAAGGGACATGGGCGGATCATCGGACTTGATGATTATATTCACAAGCTTGTTGATCTCGCGCTTGACCTTCTCACGTTCCGACTCAAGAATGTAACGGACGTCGCGATGCAGGGTGCGCTGGGAGATGAACATATCAGCTGCCTTGTCCATGGTTTCGGGGTTGAGGAACAGTTTCTTGACCTGCTCTACGATGTGATTTTCAACGCTCTCGGCCTTGCAATTACGGGCGAAGCACTTCTGCTCCGGGGCACGTTTTCTCAGGCATGCATAATAACGGTACTCTTTACCGCGGGAAGTGTTGGTCATACCAAACATGGCGCCTCCGCATTCGCCGCAGCGGATTACGCCGGAGAGAAGGTAGTCGTGCTTGGATGCGTTTGACACTTTCTTTCTCCTTTCCAGTTTCTGAAGGACGGACTCCTTGAGTTCGCGAGGAACGATGGCCGGGATCGCGCCGGGGATCACGACAGGATCGTCGCCCGGTCTTCCGACATGCTTGTGCATGTGGCGCTCTTCTCGCCCAAACCAGATGTATGTTCCGCCATAGCGCGGGTTCTTGAGGATGTCGTAGATGGCCGATTTGGATAGGATACGACCAGCACGATTGCGCGGTTTGCGGATGGACTGGATATCGGAATAGCTGTAACCGGCGTTATACATCTCATGGATGTCCTTGATCATCTCTCCCTCTGTGGGATGGATCTTGTAACGCCCGTTCTCGATTTGAAAGCCGAGCGGGGCGACGCCGCCGCAGAAAAGGCCCTGCTGGGCGCGAACGCGCTTTCCAGCGATGGATTTCTGGCGGCTTTGGAGCGCCTGGTGCTGGCCAATACCGACGGTCAGCAGTTCTGTCAGGAATGCGCCCGGGTCGTCTGCGTCGCCGAGGCGATCGGTTACGGAAAAGACATGGACACCAAGACGGTTCATTTCTGCACGAAAACTGAACCAGTCTGCTACGTTACGGCTGCCGCGGGAAACATCATAGACCACGATAGAGTTAAACAGGCCGCGTCTGGCGTCGGCAAGAAGGCGCTGGAAGCCCTCGCGTTCCATGTTGGTGCCGGTACGCGCCTCGTCAATATAGGGTGTGGGAAGCAGTTCAATCCCTTCCCGTTCGCAATAGGCGAGGATGGCGTTGAGCTGGGCCGTGATGGAAGATTCCTGCTGATGGTCCGTGGAATATCTGGCGTAAGCGGCCGCTTTGAAACGCTTATTTTGATTCAAAAGCATACCTCCCTTATTTCAAAAATAATAGACAAACGTGCCAATGCGCGTCTGATCTATATGCAAACGCAATAACAACTGCTATAATTCAATGTGTAACACATCATGGTGTTCATCCTTTCAACCCATCCAAGCAGGAAAGCCGCCGAATCCCGATCGGCGGCTTTCTCTGTTTTTGGGGGAACCGTTCGTCAAACGGCACCTTCACACGCGTTACCCAAAGAGATTTACGGCCGGATTACGGATTGCTGCAACCATCATAATGATCATGGCCGAAACACATAAGGCACAAAGGAACGCGAGGAGAGTTATCCAGTGGTCCTTTGTTTTTATTTCTCGCTTGTGGGCTTCTGTCATATTCCGGATCTCGGCGTTGTGTTCCTCCTTGATCTCCTTGATGGTTACGCTATGTTTTTCCTTCAAGACGCGAATCGTGTTATCGTGGCCCTCGCGCATGGTTTCCAGCGCGCGGTTAAAGGTATCGTTTCGCGTCTGCATATGGAGGGTGTAAATCTTGTTCTGCTCGTTGAGCGCGTTCACGAATGTTTCTACGCTGCGGTTCAGGTCCGCCGAAGAGGCAACTTGTCTAAAATCTTTAGGCTGAACAGGGCCTTCGCCTATGGTCTCTTCCAGATCGAAACCATCGGCAACGCGTGCGTCGATATATTCGCTCAGGTTTCCGCGCAGCCATTCGACTACCACGCGCACGTTTTCGATGGACGGAATGACTTCTCCACGGAACATTCGACCGATTGTGCTTTCACTCGGGAGGCCATTTACGCCTTCGGCGATACGCGCGTAGCTGGGATTACCGGCCGCTTCTCTCATGCGCTGTAAAACGCGGACACTCTTGCTTATGGTATGCATTTTGCTCTCCTTGACCTCATGGGTGAGGTTATTTTCACGTCGTGGCTGACGCGGCGTGACCTCATCGACGAGGTCAATTTGGCATCGTATTATGTCATATCAGGCATGAATGCCAGTAGACGGGTGGGAATTGCTGCGGCTATACTCCAGACATGCCGAAGAGGCAAGGAAGGGAGTGGCCAATGTGTTGGGCAAAGACAAGAGGATCAATCACAGGTTTACGAGAGTAAGCGTGCAGGAGCCGGAATATGACGAGGTGTGCATGATCGTCAGGCCGGAAGAGAGGATCATATTTGAAAACAGAGCGGCCAAACCGAACGCAAACGTGGTGATGATCCTGCACAAGTGATCGCTTCGCCGAGGCCGGCAGAACGATCACTCAGCGCTGCGTTTGGATTCTGCTTCGATGACGGATTCCACAACGCGGCGGGACTGCGGATCCAGAGCATTCAACTTGGCGATGATATCGGGCTGAGCTTCCTCCTCTTGATTTTCTGTAACAACAGAATCAACAGGGTACATCTGATCCTGTTCGGCGAGTTTAAGTACGTTAGGATTCGCCATCAGTATATCCTTGAACTCTTCCAGCTTTTTAATGCGTCTCGCAGTGATGATGTATATGGAGCCGTGAATCACAGCGGCAATGCCGCTGACAATCCAAGCAGCAATTACTTCGGGTAAAAATGAATTTGGGGTTGTTATGGCAACCAGCAGCATTACCAAAATGCACATGCCGCCCAACCAAACTTCCAGCATTCCCCAAGAAAACATTGGTATTGCTCCTTTCTTATTCGGCCTTTGATTTGAGAGCTTCCGTCTGAGAGGCGAAGTATTCATCACGTGCGGCATCCAAACGGGAGTTCAGATCAGCCAACGGATCAGCGGTGCAGCGCTTGTGCTCATGATCCAGAACCATATCGATCAGCTGCTTGCCATGCTCATCCAATTCGCGGTATTTCTGAAGAAGCTTTAATTCAGATGCATTTACCTTTATCCTGCTGCCCCCACAAAAGGCGTCATCGATAGAAATCTTATATATATCGCAAAGGACGAAAAAGGTGTTCGCATCAGGCTGAGAGTAGCCGGTTTCCCAATGGCCAATGATTTGCTGGCGACGACCCAAGAGTTTCGCGACCTGCGCTTGGGTCATACCGGCGTTCAGCCGAGCTTCCTTCAGGATCTTGCCGATCTCTTCCTTTGTCATGTTATCACCTCGTTCGATTGTAGTATAGCACGCGAGAACAAGAAAATCAATACAAGAATCTCAAAAAATGAGTCTGAAAGCATTGACAACTCAGTAAATGAGAGGTATAATGCAAACGAACTCAGAAATTTAGTGATGGAGGTGAGTGGTGATGGTAGATGTCCGAATAATCCTCAAAGGAGAGATCGAAAGGCGTGGTTTTTGTCAGGCCGCAATCGCTCGTAAAGCAGGACTGACATCGCAGCAGCTCTCCGATGTGTTCAATAAGAGGAGGAAACTGGAAGCAAATGAGATGCTGGCGATATGCGAGGCCATGGAAATGAGTCTCATGGATCTTGCACGCGCAAGCCGTGAATCGAAACCAACATATAACGCCTGACCGGAGGTGATGCGGATGTGGGTCAGCAGAAAGCGGATGGACGCGCTGGAGAAGCGGCTGCGCGATTTGGAAGCGAAGAGCGTGGCGGTGACGCTGAACTTCGGGCCGACCAATTTTCCGGAGTTTGCACATAAGATCGTCAGATATGTGGACGAGCAGACAAAAGAAACCCGGACGATGATGACGCCCGGGAGCAAGAAGTGATTCATTTCTTGGTTGTTTCGATCCCGATTCTGAATTGATCGGCAAGGTCAAGAACGAGAGCGGCGAATGTGCGAAGATCGGCAACAGTGACATTTGTGAGCTTTTCGGACTCTGGAAAATGGGAATCGATCTCGGCGGTGAAATTCGCCAGAGCGTTTAACAAGGCATTGTTTTCTTGCATTGATGGGACACCTCCTTTCAAGAGGATGATACCACAAACACAATGGGCGGACAACGCCTGACCGGAGGTGATGCGGTGATGAAATGTTTCGATAAGGAGGACCTTCCTGGGTTTACGAGGTATGAACTGAAGGTCGTCAACACGATCGACGCATTCTTTTATAAGATGTACGGACGACATTTGGAAGGGCCTTCGCTTAGCGCGGCATTAAGGGTTGCAGGTAAGGCGTCTGCCAATCGTTTGAAGAAACTTCGATGGATACCGGTTGCAATATCGGTCTTGGCACTTGCGGTAATGATAGCAGGCCTATATCTGAAAGCAACCCAACAATTGCCACTAATAAGGCGATGATGGCGATCAGGGTGGTTATTGTG